TCATCCAGATTGTCGCCCGCGTCTCATCCTAATCGCCGCGCTATAAAAATCGCCTTCCTTACGGGTGAGGCCAGATTTCCACGCATTCATTTCTGCCTGCAACAAAGCGCACTTGGCGGCGAGTTGTGCTGGGTCGTCACGCAAGTGCGACAGGTTGACTGTGCGTGGCTCATACCCCTTTGCCGACGCCACCCATGTAGGCGTCCGACTGGCTCGCCGCTGTATCCACTTTAGGCCCGGCGCTTCGATCTCTTCCATATGCTTAAGTCCTCACCACCATCTGGCGCAGCTAACGAGAAGCCTGCCGTTATTCCAAAATATCCATCATAAAATTTCTTGACCAAAGGCACAGGTCTGCCGTCGTGAAGCGGATCGATACGCGGGAAGCCTTTCTTCTCAAGCTGGGGGATGACCGTCTTCACCCACATTGAAGCGCGTGCCTTACCGACAATAGCAACAGCTAGCTGTTGATCCGTTGCAAAAAGAGGAAGGCCGTCAATGCCGACAGCTTTGACCGGCTCATTGTCGTTGTCGGCTCTTCTGGTCATGGATTGTCCCCGTAAGCCTTAGGCTTGTTGGCCAGCAAACGCTGCGCCTCAGCATGCATGGATTTTGTCACTGCCTCGGCCTCTCTCCTTTCAAGCGCCGCTCTGCCGGCGTCAGTGATCTCAAGGCGAGACATGGTGGCCCATACGCAAAAACCTTTGGAGACTAGTGCTTGACCGGGTCGATACTCCTGAACGCAATGGCCGTGGCCTCGCGCTACGTCTTTCAAAAGCTCAAGCTGCGGCTTTGTCAGCTTCACCATCACCGCTCCTCCGATTGCAGGGCGTCCTGCCTGCATTTTGAGCACTGCTCGAAGTCAAGCTCGCCGTGTTCGCAAGGCGTGGTCATCGAGCGCACAAAGCTCTCGCGCTGTTTGCGCCACATTTCTTCCCGCTCATCCGACGGCATCGCTGCAACGCGCGTCTTGGCGGCGGCAATCAACATTTGCTCTCTCATTTGCAGATCGCTCACGGCCTGCCCTCATGCTTTTCAGCGCCCTTAACCGCCTTCAAGGCATAGTCCTTCGCTTCATGCAGCGTCATCGCTGGCAGGTGATGAGTGTTGAATGTGATTGCGCTGCCTGAACCTGAATAGGCGAAGTACCCACCTCCAGTTCGCTTTTGAACGACGGCGTATATGACGCCTGCTTTTTTCAGAGAAAAAGATTCAGCCGAAAAAACGCGCGTCAGATTTTTGCTCCAAACAAGCCTCGCCATCCGTCAGCCCTCCTGCTTTGCGGGTGCTGCGGCGGCAAACTCATCTGTCCACGGCAAGTAAACAGGCGGAATGCGGGTCAACGCCATCCAGCACAAAGGTTCTGAATTTATGCCTGCTACATTTTCCCATTCGCCATCCAAAAAGGCACCCTGAACAGCATAAACGAACGGTCCTGTTTTTACGGCGATTAGGCAATGCTTTCCGTCCTTTGGCGCGCTGTCCATGCTCTGCCACCCCGCCACGTCCTGCACCTGTGCGGAGAGGGCGGTATGAACCTTAGCGATGGGGTCAGCTAGGTTCCTTGCCGCTTCATTGATGTCGCGGGGCGTATGAGCGCCAAGGCAGACATGCTCCGCTTGATCCAGCAGTTCGACCACCGCCTCTCGGATAAGCTTCACCTCGGCCTCTGCTGCCTCGGCGCGGTCCTCAAGGTCACGTGCCAATACGGCTTTTCCGTCACGGCCAATATATGTGTAGGACTGGGCGCGTCGAAGCGTTTCGTTCTCGCGCTGCAAGCTTTCGAGGGTGGAGGCCGAATAAAGCGGCTCCCAGATTTCTCCGTCGTCGATGGACTTCGGCTTCTTGCCGAAGTAGTGCCAATAGTTGTGGTCTGCCGTAGTGCCCATGGATACGCGCCAAGCGGCTGGCTGGATGGTGGCGGTGGTCATGCCACCCTCCCACTACGCGACAGCCGGCGAACACGATTGTCATTCGCAGCGCCAGGTATCTGCAAAGGCAGGCCGGTCTCGAGCGCAACGACGCGCGCCGTGTCTTCAAACTGGCTGCGCAGCGCGCGGTCCTTCTGCGTCGATGCGATGGAAAGGATGGCGCCGGGGCTGGTGCCCTGCGCGATGAACTGTTCTGCGGTCAGTACGTGATATCTTCTCATTGCGGTCTCCTGTGGTGTGGTGGGTGGTGCCGGTTGTTAGGATGGTTCGTATTCTTCGTTCCAAGGCCGGCGCGGCAGGCGATCTAGCCGTGGCACAGGACTGCCGAGATAGAGATCAAGATTGTCCAGCGTCTCGTCCGTCGCCTCGCCATCAATCATTGTTTCAAAGGCTGATAGCAGAGCGCGCAACTCTTCGAACGACGTGCTTTCGGCGATGAGGCGGGCGCGGTGGTCGCTTTCGAAAGTGTACTCGCCGTATTTTTCGATGCAGAAGACGAACTCCTGCATCGCTTCGCCCATGAAGGCGGGTTTGGCGGCCGACACCTCAGCAAGCCCAGATCAGCACTGCGGTGATGAAGAGAGACAAAGCCAGAAAACTGGCTATGTCCTTCAACATGTCGGCGTGCTCTTCGGTGATGATTTGCTGGACGGTGGTCGGCGCGCGCTTGGTGATGGTGGTCATTCGCCAGCATCCAGCGTCTCGACGCGGCCGACGCGAACGAACACTTCAAAGGTGCCGCCGTGCTCTTTGTGCAGGCGAGTGGCTTCGGTCAGTGCGGAATCATAGGAAGGATGTTCAAAGGGCCACATGCAGGGACGGATCCGTCCAGTGCTGTCGCCACGGCGGAATACGAAGTGGCCGCCCCCGACTTCCTCGCCGTTGCGCGGCTTCTTGGGGAAGCGGCGCATGTATTCGTATTTCGTCTTGGGCTTGCCGTGCTTCTTGGCCTTGTGGTCCGGGCGCTTCATCGGCTCGACGCTGGACGCTGCTACATGGATATCGTCAAACTCTTCGGGACGCGGTCTGTACATGGTGTATCTCCTCTTGTGGTGGCCAGCGTGGTTGCTGGGTACGAGAGCATCTATACGATAAGCGTATCAATCGGTCAAGCGAAAAATACGAAATGCGTATATGACAGGATTATACGATTATGCGATAAGCCGGGCATGGAAAACGAAATCATAAAATGGTTTCAGGCGGCGCTCGACGCATCAGGCCTGTCACAAAAAGAAGTCGCGCAACGACTCGGACTTAATCGCCAGCCAGCCATCAGCGAGATACTGGCCGGGCGCCGCACGCTCAAGGCACAAGAAATGTTGACCATGAGCCAGATCAGCGTACTGCCGATACCAGACAGGCAAAGCGTTATCCCTGTCCTCGGGTATGTCGGAGCTGGCGCCGAGGTTTATCCGATCGACGATGGCGACCCGCTATATGAAGTGGTGGTCAAAGGAGCGTTGCCAGCCGGAACGGTTGGCGCAATCGTTCGCGGCGATTCGATGTTCCCGATCTTCGAGGACGGCGATCTTGTTGCATACGCCGGAGACGAGCTCACACCTGATATCGCTGTGGGAAAGACATGCATGGTGAAGCTTGAGGACGACCGGATGCTCATCAAAACCGTTCGTCGTGGGTCTGGCTCCGGCCTTTACACTCTCACCAGCACGAATGCGCCAGACATAGAGGATGTTCGCATAGTCTGGGCGCGAAGCCTGGTTATGCGTATATCGCGAGACTTCTGGCGCAAGATGTGATGCGCAAAAACTGAAAAATCAAAGGTCGCTTCGGCGGCCTATTTTTTTGCTTTTTGAAAAAATACGAAAAACGTAATTATATTTATTGACGTTAATACGAATAGCGTATAAAACCAAAATCAACAGCGGCCAAGAGAAGCCGACATGGCGAAAGACCCAAAGACGAAACTGCAAATGAAGGAGAATGCGATGAGTGAGGATTTCGAGAGAAGACGATCGACGACCGCAATGACGGCTAGAAGAAGATGGCGGCCAGTGACCGGGCCGCCGTAAACGCCAGCAACCAACTGGCGATAACAAAACCAATAATGCCAGAAGGGGAGACGACTATGAGAAAGACCGCAAACAATGACTTCGAAAACTTAGCGCCGGTGGAGCATGAAGCTCTGCCGGCGTTGTCGTGCATGCAGCAGAAAACGAAAAGGGGCGTAATGAGCCGGCACCACCCGTAACTCCGCCCCTTCTCCGTACTAACACGCCGAGGAGACCTTCGCCGTAAGGCGGGATCAAAGCGCGTATTCCATATCCGCCACCACAGCGGACAATCAACCTCCTACACAAATTTGTAGGAATTGTCAAGCGCATTTCGAGCCACCACCTCGCTATGCTGTAACCACCCGCTCCGAAAGGACGATGACATGAACAGCTTCCACGTTCTTCACTTCAAGCTGCGATCCATCGTAGCGGCTAAGCTGAACAGCCCCGTTGTTCATTCTTTCGAAGCGCCCGATCCAGGCGAATCCACCAGAATGGGCCAGAACGTCGTCACCGGCTGCGGGCCAGCGGGAAGGGTCGAGCCACGCCTTTACGCCGACGTGGAAGACGGGCTCCATCACTTTCGTGTCGATGATGATCGCGTACCTGCCTTCAGGAATACGTTTGCGGCCGTCGTTGATGGGTTCGAATTTGAATTTGCCATCCTTGCGGTCGGATATCTTGCCGTAGGTGCGGGCAATCGTAATCGGAGTGATGGAAGGGGAGGTTTCGGCCGCCTCGCGAGCCATCTCCGCCACATCGTCTTCAGAGACGCCGAGAAAGTTGGCTATAGCTGGATACTGTTTTGGCCTTGGAACAACTCCGGCCTTCCAGGTGCTGAAGGTCTGCTGAGGCACGCCTAGCTCTTCGTAGACAGCGCGATCCTTTACGGCTCTCCGCTTCTGTTCTTTCAGTATCGACTGCAGGAGGCGCGACTTAACTTCAGGCATGCATCCACCTTGGTGAAATCTTGACAAATTTGTAAAAATAGTTTAGTTTCATAACCCTGCTGCTTTGTCAACCACAAGGCGGCCACCACGCAAGAGGAGACGACATGACGCTTATCACCAGCACTATGCTGGCGGATATGCACGCGCGCCGTGAAAACGGTGAGAGCGTCGCAGATATCGCCGCCAGATACAACGTCAAGCCAATGGCAGCATACCAGCGGCTTCGGCGCACATACGGACTGGCAAAGCCACGCGCCGCAATACCGGCCAATGACAACAACCCTGAACGCATGACGCACCTGGCGCCGCACAACGGCGGATGCTCCACGCTCTCCGGCCTTATGCCGGTTTCGCTGCCGCGCGTTCTTGCTGCCGCGAACGACAATGCTGACGATCTGGCGGCCGGGCAGGCGGTCAACGACTACGCACTGCGTAGTGAGCGGGTGGCGGCATGACCTGCGACTGCGAATTCTTCAATTTCGGCGACCCCGTCCGCAACCGGCAAAACCCTCATCTCACAGGCGTCGTCATCGGCGATCGCAACTGGGGCAGCGAGTACCAGGTGCGACTTGCTGACGGCGCATCGACGATCTGGTGGCACGGATTCGAGATCGAGCACGATCCTGATGGCGAACCGCCAGCGAAAGAGGATGACGACACCAATGTCGTCAAGGTCGACTTCACACAACGGCGCGCGATGACCGCCGAGACAACAACGGAAGGAGCAGCATGATGGGTGAGTTTAAGAAGGGTGATTTTGTTCGCGTGAGACCAGGCAAGGGAACGAAGTTGTTGAAAGATGAGGGCATTTACGAGGTGCTTGGCCACAGCGTTCAAGGCCACCCAATTCTGCCGGTAACAACAAGTGGCGGAACCCGCATTAATCTGGACTACAGTGCTGAGCGCTTGACGCTCTGGCGTCGAGCCCCAGAACAGCCCGCCACCCTCAAGATCGAGGCGGGCAAATTCTACAAGACGCGCGATGGCCGGAAGGTCGGGCCGATGGCGGCTTGGCACAGGGGCGGATGGGCCAGCGAAGGCGAGTTCCTCACCGGTCTGTGGCTGACCGACGGACAACCAAAATATTCGAATGCGAGCGACAGCCCCGCACTCATCGCCGAATGGATCGACGAGCCTGCGGCAAAGCCCAGCAACGACAACGCCAAGCCGAATTTCAAGGTTGGCGATCGGGTTCGATCGAAGGCCGTACTTGAGGCCGGTATTGGTGTAGTAATTGGCCTGGATCCTTTCCAAGTAGATTTCAAGGACACATGGTATCGCGTCTGCTCGGAGAGCCCAGACTCGATAGAGCTCATCACCAAAACCACACCCACCACCGCCATCGTCGCCCTCGTCGAAAACGGCCAACCCAAGCCATCCTCGTCGCCGCATGTCCACGCGTCCACCGGCGCGGCCGAGAAGGAAGCCAAACGCCTTGCCGCGAAATACAAAGGCAAGCAGTTCGGCGTCTTCACGCTGACCACGACGCACGAAGAGGCCGCGCCGGTCTATGACCACAAGTGGCAGAACATGGCTGCGCTGGGGCTCAAGATCGATGCGATCAAGGAGCTGCGGGCGGTTGCGGGTCTTGACCTCTTGTCAGCAAAGCGGGCTGTCGAGGCTTTCGAAAACGCCGCCTAACCAACGCTAGCGGCTGGCCACCAACCAGCCGCACTTCACCACAACATTGAGGAGACAACTATGAAGGATGCTTTCGCAATCCTTGGCGCGACGCTCATCACGCTTGTGCCGCTCAGCGCTGTCATTGCCGCAGTCGCAGCTTGGGTGACGCACGTCTACGTTTGTATTCAGGCAAGCGCGTGGATCCTGCTGGCCTTTGGCTGCGTCGTGGCCCCCGTCGGCATCATCCACGGCGTTGGCGTTTGGCTGGGGGCGTTCTGATGACATCCCCCTGGTACACCGAATCCATCACGTTACCACCGCTCGACCACGTGCCGGTCACGCCGACGCCACGCAAGTACGTTCGTCGCGGCCTAAAGCGTGCCGCTCTGGCCGGTGTGAGCGCAGCAGCGTCGATCGGCCTCATCATGCTGTTTCCGTTCGCGCTCGTCGCGATCGCCGTCCTCAGCGCATTCTGGTGGCTCTTTTGCCGTCTTTTCGCGCGCTGATCGCTCATTGGCGATGGCTGATCGTCATTGCAGCCGCCGCTTACATCGCAGCCATCATTTTTACCGCACCACCACATTGAGGAGGCCTTATGGCTATTTCACTTAGCAGATTGAAATCCACTAAACGCAGCGATCCGCCAATCGTCGTTCTTTACGGCGTGGATGGTATCGGAAAAACCAGCCTTGCCGCTGAATTCCCCAACCCTATTTACCTCGCCACCGAAGGCGAGCGGCCTCCGTCTGACGTCGAAATGGCGACGCCTGAAGATGAGGACGGCGAGCAGAAGCTTATTGAGAGCTGGGAAGACATCGAAAGCATCTTCCAGGAGCTACTGAGCGCTAAGCACGATTTCAAGACTGTCATCATCGACAGCCTCGATGGCCTTGCACCGTATGTCGAAGGCGTCACTGCGGCCCGCATTGGTGCGGCATCGATCGACGACAACTCCAAAGGGTCGCCCGCTGCCTTCGGCAACGGTTACAAGGAATCCACAGTGGAGTGGACGCACTTCATGTCCGGGTGCGAAGCGCTTTCACACGCTGGAATCGGCGTGGTTCTCATCGCGCACAACACCATCCGCAACTTCAAAAGCCCGACTACTGACCCGTACGACACGTACGACATCGCATTGAACAAGCTTGCTGCGCCGGTCGTGCGGGCGAAGTCCGACATCGTCGCCTTCCTCAACCGCCGGGTCTCCATCAAGGAGAAGGAAGTCAGGCTTCACCATCGCCTATCCGGTTGGCCTCTACAACGTCACGCGCAAGTGCGCCGCAGCTGCAATAGCGGCTAAGGCTGCCGAACCCACCAAGGATCGACCGAATGCCAAAACGCAAGAGGGCGGGCGCAGGCTCGCTGAGTGAGCGCATCGGCTTTGAGGCCGAGGTCGAGGGTGACGATGGATATGGTGGCGTGGTCGTCGGCTTCGCGGAGCAATTCGTCGAGCCAGCCCGCCTTGAGCCGCGAGTCGGTTCAGAGCCCGTCATAGCCAGCCGCCTTCAAGGCTTGCAGCCCTACACCATGACTGTCCGCAGCAACGAGCGCACGCGTACCATCACGCCAGCTTGGCGGGCGCGGAACAAGCGCACCGGTATGCTCTATGCGATCAAGGCTGCGGTCAACATCGACGAACGCAACCAGTGGATCGAACTGCTTGTGGTGGAGGGGGATGCGTCGTGATCAAGGCAAAAGTCTTAGGCCGCGAAGCGCTGACGAAAAAGCTCAATCAGGTCGCTCCGCTCGCCAACAAGTATGCCGCCGAAGCGAAGCTAAAGATCGCTACCGAAGCCGCCGATAAAATCTCCGACCGAGCGCCGATAAGCAACAGCGCAACGGCTGGCGACTACGCTGCCTCTATACAGGGCGCCAAGATCTCTGACAGACCGACTGCGAAAGCGCTTGTCGGTGCATCTGCCAGCAAGGACCCGGACGCGACTGGCGTTTTCGCTGCGTGGATTTGGCATTTTTTGGAGTTCGGCACACGGCCGCATAACGTTGCGAAGGGTGGCGGGACGGTTGCCGGAAAGAAGCAGACGGCCGGCGCAAAGATGCACCCTGGCACGAGGGCGCAGCCGCATATTTTCCCGACATGGCGAGCATTTAGGGCAAAAGCGAAGAAGCGCATCAACGATGCCGTATGGCGCGGGGTGAGGGAGGCCATGAAAAAGTAATGGCAAGCCCAGATCTCGAATTACAGGGTGCCATCGTTGCGAGGCTAAAAGCGCGAGCTAGCCTGACGGCTAAGGTGGCCCAAAGAATCTATGACAGACCGCCGACCAACGCACCGTTTCCATACGTCGAATACGGCGAAAGCCAAGTCATCAGGGATGATGTCGACTGTCTGAAGTCGAACCTCATCTATGTGACGATCCACGTTTGGTCGCAATACTCCGGCGGCTTCAAGGAGCTAAAGGAAATCATTCACGAGGTCGTCGAGGCGCTGGATGAAGCGCTCCTAGTGCTGCCCTCACATCGATTGATATCGATCACGCGCCAAGACACCCGTCATTTCAAAGACCCGGACGAAGTTACGACCCACGGTGTCGTCGAGTTTGTCGCGCGCGTCGAAACACCGGCCTGATTGGCCACCAACCCCTAGTTTTTGAGGTTTAAAAATGCCCGACGGTCAACAGATTGGTCGTATGCTGCTCATCCAGATCGGAAACGGAGCTACGACTGAAGTATTTACCAACTTGTGCGGCCTCACAACCCGCAGCTTCAACATGTCGGCCAACGAAGTCGACACAACCATACCCGACTGCGCGAACCCGGCAAATACGCCACAGCGCACCGCGGAGCCCGGTATTAAAAACCGGACGTTCTCTGGTTCGGGCAAGTTTGTGAAGAGCGCTCCCAACACGACATTTCTAGGCTACGTCAACAACGCGACTAAGTTCAACGCGAAGGTGATCGTTCCAGGTCTCGGAACATTTACCGGCCCATGGTTCGTTTCTGAATTCGAGTTCAGCGGCGAGATGGAAGGCAATATGGATTTTAGCGCCACGTTTGTTGCTGCTGGTGCACTCTCGTTCGTTGCGGAGGTGTAATTTGGCTGATGCTGAAAAGCCGTTTCCGCTTGAAGTGAATGGCGCGCGGGGCGAAGTCGGCCTGTTCGTTGGCAAGGTGCCGCTGGTTATCGTTGCCGAGATGGGCGGTCTTTCCGCTGTGTCTTCGCGCCTTTCCTGTAAGAGCATGTCCGATTTGTTTCTTCGCCTTTCCGGGGTTGAGCCGGCCGCCACAGTGGCCGCGCTCGATCTGCTTACCGTGCGGGGCGACAAGGTGAAGGCTATTGGCGCGCTGAAGCTGAAACACTTCGGCGCCGTCGCCAAGGCGATCTCTGAGGCATTGTCCCATCATTTCGATGAGGACGACGAGGGAAACGGGGAAGCCGCTCAAAAGGCGGCTTAGAAGAACCTTTCCCTTGGCGCGACTGGCAAATGATCGCATTCGGCGGCCTTGGCTGGACACCTGCAATTTTCTGGGCGTCTAGCTTGACCGAGTTCACCCTTGCGGTGAAAGGCAAGGCAGAGGCGAACGGATCCAAAAAGTCCGTGGCGCCACCGTCTGACGAAGAAATGGATGAATTGATCAAGAAGTACGGTGGTTAGGCTGGCTTCAGCTTGACCGCTGTACCCGTCGCCGCGACAAAAAGTATGCCCCCGGTACCACCGGTCGCGAGTTGATTATAATCGAGGTCGACGGAGATCACCGCATCAGCTCCGACCGCGTGAGCTTCTGACATGAGGCCATCCAAACACGCGAGACGAGCCTCCTTGAGGGAGGCTTGCGATGCATTTGCCCGGCCGCCCACAAAGTCCCGCCAATTGTTGGCCACATCTTTGAAAATGTTCATGCCGAGGGCAGCTTCGGACGCGACGATCGATATGACGCTGTCTACTTCACGGTTGGGCACGTCAATCGAAGTCGTCATGATGATCGACTGCTTTTTGGCGTCGCCGTCGCTTTTCGCGACCGCTTCTTCACAGTCAACGCAGTGGCCGTCCTTGCCGCCCAGATAATAGTCCGTCCCGCATCGCTTGCACTTGGGCATATCCATCCTTCTCGGCTCGCCATTGGCGGGCTTTTTCACGTTAGGACACCGACTTGGCCGGCAACAACAGTGATGATCTGATTATCTCAATCAGCACCGATCTTGCAACCGTAAAGCGTGCGCTAAATCGGCTGGTGTCGGACGTAGGCGCAGCATCCAACGGCATTGAGAAACGTTTTGCCGCTACCGGTAAGTCGATCAACAACTCGCTGACCACATCGATGCAGGATCGCATCAACAGCATGGTGGGCATCGGTACGACGGCAGCAAAAGAATGGAACGGGGTTCTCGCTGATCAGCAGAAAGAGCTTGATCGCCTCCGCGCCAAATACAGCCCGTTGTTCGCTACAATTTCGAATTACAAAAGCGCGGTAGCCGAAATTAGGCAGGCCCATGCTGCTGGCGCAATTTCTGCCAACGAGATGGCGTCGGCGATCCAGAGGGAGCGACAGGCGGCGCTTGCGTCGACCGCGGCCATTAAGGGTCGCAACGCCGCGCTGAAGGCTACGGTCACGACGAGTAGCGGCAACAGCTTCAATACCGCAAACATTGCCGCTCAGTTCCAGGACATCGGCGTGACCGCAGCGATGGGGATGTCTCCCATTCAGATCGCCCTGCAGCAGGGCACCCAGCTTTCGGCCGTCCTGCAGCAGATTAAAGATAGCGGGCAGGGTGTCGGCCAAGGTCTTGCGGCTGCTTTCGCGTCGGTGATTTCTCCGTTGTCGCTGGTAACGATTGGCGTCATCGCCGCAGGTACAGCGGCATTTCAGTACTTTTCGACGATTATGAGCGAAGGCGATAAGTCCGCCGAAGTGCTCAAAGAGCAGGCGGCCCTTATTTCTGCTGTTGCTGAGCGGTGGGGCGATGCCGTTCCCGCTTTGCGCGACTACGCCGACCAGCTGAAACGAGCGCAGGACAATGCCGACCTCACCAAGGGCGCCGACATTGTAAATACCAATACGCTCGCTGACGTTCGCAAAGAGGTTGAAAGTACGCGTGCCACCATTGCCGATCTGGTTTCGCAACTTCAGTCTGCAGGTGAAGAAGCTGACGTTATCAAGAACCTCCAGTCAGCATTCAATGACTTCGCGAAGGCTGCCGAAGAAGGCAAGGCACAGACTGAAGATGTCGACCGCGTGCAGGCCGCTCTAAGTGCGGCGATCAACAGCACTGGTATTCCTGCACTCGCTGAGTTCGCCAAATACTTCTCCACACTGTCAGCGGCAGCGCTGACTGCAGCGGATAGCGTCCAAAAGGTCAATGAGGTCACCTCTGTTGCGACCTCCAGGATCAATGATCCGAGGACGTGGCGCGGAGCAGGCCAGCAGGATTCCCAATTCGGCGCTGACGCCACAATCCAAGGAACACAGTTTCCCCTACCGGACAACGGCCCCACACCAGAACGCCGACCATCCGATCTGGACACAGACAAAAACAGAGGTTTCGGTGCGCCGAAACGCGCAAGGGCTCCAAAGAAGACGGCATCCGACCGCTTTGCGGAAGACCTTCAGGCTGTCCGAGATAGGACCGAGGCGTTGCGCCAGGAAATGAACCTTATTGGCTTGTCCAATGAGGCTCAAGTTAAGCGCCGTACAGCGCTAGACCTGGAGCAAAAGGCGCTGGCCGACCTTCGCGAAGAGGCGCGCAAGAAGGGCGAAAAAGACCTCGAAAGCATCACGCTTTCGCCCGACAAGATTGCTGCAATCGAGCAGGAGTCTGCTGCATATGCTCGTCAATCCGAGGCGCTTAGAAAAGCGCAAGAGGAGCAGCAAAAGCTGAATGAGTGGAACAACGTCGCGAGGGACGCAACGCGCGGCTTTATCGACGATTTGATCCATGGCGAGAGCGCCGCGGATGCATTTGCAGGCGCGCTCAGCCGCATTGCGGATGCCCTTCTCGATGACGTATTGAACAGCATCTTCAAGGTCAACAGCGCGGCTGGCGGCAGTGGCGGTTTATTGAGCGGCCTATTCAGTCTGTTTGGCGGTGGTGCATCTCGTTACGCCGGGCTGTCAGGTGGCCTCTTCTCAGAGGGCGGCTTCACGGGTCCCGGTGGCAAATACCAGCCTGCTGGCATCGTGCACAAAGGCGAAGTCGTGTGGTCGCAAGCCGACGTGGCGCGCGCCGGCGGCGTAGGGGCAGTTGAAGCGCTTCGCAAAGGCTACGCCAACGGCGGCGCTGTGGGTGTTTCGGTTCCAAGCGTACCGAGTTTGAGATCGATGTCAGCGCAATCTGCCGGTGTCGTCGTCAACTTCAATCCCGTCATCGACAATCGCGGCGCATCTGTTGAAGCCGTCGCCAGACAGGAAAAGGCGCTGGCCAAGATGCAAGGCGAACTGCAAAGCCGGGTTGAGGCCGCCGTTCGGTCCGCTCAGAAGCGAAACGTGAAGTTGGGGTGAAGCACCAGAAAGGCCTCCCGATTTGGGAGGCCTTGGTAGCCTGCTTTAGGCGGCTTTCTTCGCAGCCGACGTCTTGTTGATTGACGTGACGGCGAGGTTGGTAAGCTTGTTGTTCGTCGCCTTTTCCTGGTCGAGGATTTCGCTCAGTATCTTATGCGCTTCGTCGTGGCCGAGATCCTTTGCCCATTCGCGCAGCGAGCCGTAGCGAGCGATTTCGTAATGCTCCACGGCCTGGCAAGCGGCAAGGAGGCCTGCGTCGAGCGCGGTTCCCTCGGCTTCTTCCATCAGGCCCTCGGCCTCTTTAATCAAGCCTTCGATGGCATCGCATTTTTCGCCCGAAGCCTTCTTTCCGATGGACTTGAAGACCTGATCGAGCTTCTTGATTTGATCTTTCGTCTCGGCGAGGTGATCTTCGGCGGCCTTCTTCAGCTCGGCGCTTTTTGCGGCCTTTGCGACCTTGGGCAACGCCTTCGTAATCGCATTCTCGGCGTAGTAGACGTCCTGCAACGTGTGCTCAAAAATCTCCGCAAGGGTTTTCATGGCTTCCTCCGATGGTTGATTGCACCGGTGAAATGCGCGGTTGCGACCTTTGTTCCTTTGCGACCCCTAAACGGCGGAAACACAATGACAATCACATACCCGCTACCAACTTCGTTTTTCGACGAGTTCCCAGGCTGGTCGACGGAGTTCAACCTGCTTTGGCGGCAAGAGCAGTCGCGCACAGCTGGCGGCCAGACAATCGTCAAGGACATGGGCTCCCCGCTTTGGCAAATGACGGCGCAATCGCGCTCGATGAAGCCGAACGAACTGGATTACTGGCGTGCGCGGCTTACGAGCTTGGAAAACGGGCTAAAGACCTTTCGGGCATTCCCGAAGTCGCGCTGTTTCCCGGTAGCGTATCCGAACGGGAGTTGGCCGACCGGCGGCGCCTTCAACGGCATTGCACAGTTGGCGACTATTGCTGCAAATCGAAAGGCAGGATCTCTTTCAGGCCTGCCTGCTGGCTACAAGGTCACGATCGGCGATTATATTCAAGTCGGCGAAAAAGACCTGCACATGGTCATGGAGCCCATGACTGCTAACGGCAGTGGCGTGACGACGCAGTTCGAGGTTCGCCCGCATCTGTGGCCGGGCGTTACGGCGCCCGTCGCCGCAACTCTCGTCAAACCGTCCTGTATCATGGCAATCGTGCCCGGCTCAATCTCGACAACTGCCGACATGGCAACAGGTCGTGGCACAGTCACGTTTCAGGCGATTGAAGCCCGCTAAGGGGTATCATGAGAAACATCTCAGCAGAAAACCTTGCTGCGCTTGAGGCGCGGCAGCTGGTGGCGCGTGACTTCCTCTGGTTTGTTGCGCGCGATCGGGCGACTGGTGCGCCTGTCACCGATGGCATGTGGTCGGACGTCGGCAACGTGTCAGCGGCCATCGTGCACCCGGATACAGGATTGCCGGTAAAGCGTGACTGGTACGGCTCCGGCACGCTCGTGCAGATCGATGACATTCCGCTCGTCGCCAACCTCTCGGTGCAGAACGTCAATATCCGCCTCTCGCAGGTCAGTGAGCACGTGCAGACGCTGGTGCGGCAATACGATTGCCGCCAGGCCCGCGTCGAGATCTACCGAGGCCTGTTCGATCCGGACAGCCGCCAGATGGTGGCGCCGGCTGAATGCCGCTTCGTTGGCTTTGTCGATACCATCACGATCAACACGCCTTCTGAGAATGAGGAAGGCAGCGTGACGATGGTTTGCGCCAGCCACACGCAGGAAATGACGCGCTCCAATCCGTCGACGCGCAGTCACGCGACGCAGGTGCTGCGACAGGCCGGTGATGCATTCTACACCGATGCGGACACCTCGTCCGAGTGGGAGTTCTTCTGGGGTTCCGAAAAGGGCAAGGTTGCCACGCAAAAGAAGCGCAAGAAGCTGTTCGGTATATTCTGATGGATGTTCGCTTCGCAATCCGCGAGGACCGCGACCGCGTTGTGGCGCTCCTGCGTGAGAGCCACGAGGCCGCAGGGTTCACCTTCCCGTTCCAAGCAGCTTACGCCGATCAACTGTTTCAGCAGCATCTGGCGTCGGACAAGGCCTGCGTTCTTGTGGCAGGAGATCGCACCGAAGGTGTGTTGATGGCCTGTGCTTTCGAACACCCGTTCGGCGCTGGTCGCATTGCCAAGGAAACGGTCTGGTACGTCACTCCATCGGCACGCGGTCGGGGAGCGATCAAGATGCTTGATGCTTACGAGGCGTGGGCGCGGTCTGTCGGCTGTGTTTCTGCTGGCATGGCTTCACTGGCAACCAATGACGTTTCCAGCCTCTACGAGCGGCGCGGCTACTGCGCTGTCGAAACACATTTCATGAAGTCGCTTTAGCGGCCGCACGCATCCCAAGGAAAATCGATGGCAATCTTCTCACTCGCCACCGCGATCATCGGTGGGATATCGAGTTTTATTGGCACGCTCGGGGTATTTGGGTCGCTGGTGCTCAGGGCAGCCGTTGGTGTTGGCCTGAGCCTTCTGGCGCAGTCTCTCGCTGGCAAGCCAAAAGACCCGACGTTCTCCATAAACGGCACACTACAGGGCGGCGGGGATGTTGCTCGCTCGTTCATCATGGGCCGCACCGCGACCGCTGGCTCGCTCGTGTTCGTTAATACCTGGGGGCAGGACGGCGACACACCGAACGCCTACCTCACCCAGGTTATTGCCCTGTCGGATTTGCCCGTGCGCGGCCTTGCCGAGGTCTGGGTCAATGGCGAGCTGGTGACACTCGGCGGGCTGACGGATCGCGGATATGCGGTCAACGAGTATCCGGACAGCCTCTGGGTCAAGTTCTATGACGGCACGCAGACAACGGCTGATAGCTTCCTGTTCACGTCCGTATCGAACGGCAACAGGTGGTGGAACCCGGATCGTATCGGGCGCGGCGTTGCTTATGCGATCGTAACGGCTCGCGTTTCGAAGAACATGTTTTCTGGCGTGCCGTCCTTCAAGTTCGTGCTCGAAGGGCTGCGCCTCTACGATATCTCGCGTGACAGCACGCAAGGCGGCGTTGGTCCGCAGCGCTTCGCCGATCCGGCGACATGGGGCGGCGACGGTGACTTCCTGCCGGCAGTGCAGATCTACAATCTACTGCGCGGCATCACCTATAACGGCCAATGGTTCTATGGCCTGCAAAACCTGTCCTCGTCCCGCCTGCCTGCCGCAGCGTGGATTGCGCAGATCGAGAAACATCGCGCCGGTACGCTGGAATCAACCGGATGGGTAAACACCTACCGTAGCGGCGGCGAAATTCAGATTGATGCACCGCTGACCTCCGCCGTTGAAGCGTTGCTGACGGCTTGCCAAGGCAGGATTTCGGAAGTCGGCGGCGTTTACTATCTGCACTCGGGTGCGCCCGAGGCTCCGGTCATCGCCTTCACTGACGACGATATCCTGTCGACGGAAGAGCAGGAGTTCACGCCGTTCCTCGGGCTGGCTGATACCATCAACGGGGTTTCGGCAAACTATCCGTCTCCTGCGGATGGCTGGGTCGCCAAGACCGCCCCGCCGCTCTACCGAACTGACCTGGAAGCGATCGACGGCAATCGCCGACTGATGGCCGACGTCGACCTGAACTTCGTTCCCTATCCGGAGCAGGTTCAGCGCTTGATGAAATCGGCGCTTGAGGAGGCTCGACGCTTCCGCAGGCACACGATTGTCCTGCCGCCAAAGTTCTGGGCCTACGCCACGCCGGGAACGGTGTTCTCGTGGACATCAGAGCGCAACGGCTACATTGCCAAACTGATGCGGCTCGACGGCGTTGGCGATCGCGCCAACCTCGATGTGATGATCGACATCACTGAGGTGGATCCGTCCGACTACGACTGGACCAGCGATACCGAGTTCAAGCCGCCGGTTGACGGTCAGCTTGGCGTCATTCGTCCCACGCCACAGCCGATCGTCGACTGGTTCGCGGAGCCGGCCACGGTCAAGGATAGTTCCGGAGAGGATCGCCGACCCGCTATCCGGCTGACCTGGGACAACAGCGATGGGCGGCTCGATGACGTGATCGGCATCGAATACGAGGTGAGACTACAGGCCACGCTGGAGAAAATCTCCGAAGGCCGCACAGACCAGCCCCAGGTTGGCTCTATGCTTATCTCGCAAAGCCTCCTTCCGGCCGAAAGCTACGTTGTCCGCGGTCGATACATCCCCGGAGGCGACAGGCCGGTGTTGTGGTCGGGGTTTATTCCCGTCATCACGCCGAACATCCTGCTTTCTGACAAGGATGTGTTTGTCGATGTCGATCTGTCTGGCATCGATAAGCAGCTCTCTTGGCTCTACGACAACGCGCGCACGTCGCGAGATCGCATTCAGGCCCTCATCACTGCCCAGCTGGAAATGCCAGCTGCAGCAATGGAGCACAGCGAATCCATCAGGCGCGACTTGTCGCTGGCGCTGGGCAATGCTCGTGCGGACTATCGCGAGAAAATCGAGATAGCGGTAAGCGAGACGGCGGCCGTTGGCACGAAGCTGGAAGAGCTGACCGTCAGTGTAGGGCAGAACATTGCCTCGCTTACCAGCCAGATACAGGTCGCTGTTGATGGCACTCAAGCCGTTGCCACGCGAGTGGATGGGCTTGAGGTATCGTTCAATGGCTCGATTGCCAGCCTCAACACCCAGATCATTGCCGTTGCTGATGCCAATCAGGCATTGGCGGGCAGGGTTGACGAAATCGAGGTGGAGTTTGGCGCAGCCACAGCTGGGCTTTCTTCGGACATCCTTGCGGTGGCCAATGCTACATCGGCTCTTGCAACGCGGACAGATACGCTCACTGCGGCCCTCGGCGGAAACAACGCTCAGGTCAATGTGAAGTGGCAGGCAAGCGCTGGGCCGTCTGGTTATGCCGCTCGCTACGCAATTGTTGCCGCCGTGAACGACGCATCGTTCCGGTCAGCAGCGTTGATGCTGGACGTACCCTCAAGCACGTCGAGTCCGACACGCATCATCATGCAGGCGGCGCAGATACTGATGTACGGGACGGACCCTTCTTCTCTGAAGCGTCCTTTCGTCTTTCAGGACGGCGTCCTCTATCTCGATGATGTTCGGGTTAACACTCTTGCGGCTTTGTCGGGTGTGCTGGGTAATGTCAACATCGAAGACGCCTATATTGGCAATCTCCAGGTTGGCACGTCCAATATCGCTCCCGGCGCCGTCAGCGTTGCCGTGTCTGCATCCTCTGGAACCCTGGTAGTTGACCACGGCGCAGGTTCTCCAAACGTCCTGATAATATGGAAAACAAGAGGAACCATGTCCACTACGGTCAATCCTCCCGGATTGGCCACCGCGTCTATGACGTTATCGGAAAGTGGCAACATTATTGACACCCAGCACAGTTCTTCTGTCCAGGGTGGAGCAACCGCATATGTGGCTTCCTCTGTGAACTTCATCCCGCCATCTGGCAGAACGCAGACGACTTTCACGATTGGAGGCGCTTCAGGCCCTTCGGGGAGCCTTCAAGGCGGAAGCCTAGTTTCGCAAATCACGGCGCTGGTGTTCAAGCGCTAACCCTCAAATAGGTGAAGAATGACAACCGGCAACACGATGCAGGTCGACCCGATGGTTGCCCTGCAAGAAGCGAACGCGCGCGAAGAATTCTTCAGGCAGCGCAACCTGTTCCTTGCTCAGTCCTATGCCTCAGCCACGTCTGAAATCGCTCGGCTGAATGCGAGAATCGATGGCTTGGAAGCCGATCTGCGTCTTGCTCGCGGCGAGGAAGATGAACCCACTGACGGAGGCTCTGAATAATGGCGGGCGAAGCTTACTACAACACCGGCACGGCGACTGTTGCGGCAAATTCCAAGACCGTAACCGGAACCGGCACGAACTGGCTGTCAGCCGTGGGTGGTTTGACCGCCATCAAGGCTGGTGACAAGTTTGGCATCCATGTCGGCCGGCCGATCATTATTGCGTCGGTCGACAGCAACACGCAGCTGACGCTTGAGGACAATTGGCCCGGTCCGGCGCAGACCAATGCCGCCTACAAGATCGAGCTTACTAATCCGGACGTGATCGCTGTTGAGGCGATGCGGCGTTTGCTGGGCTCGCTCGGCTCTGGTGTTCTGTATGGCTTGTCACAGCTTCCCTCTACGCCAAGCCGCCTGCTTGGTATCGATGAGAACGGTTTGGCCGCACTCCTTGCGACTATTCCGAATGGTCAATTGCCGACGCGTTTGCAGGCGCAACCCGCTTTTGTGACAGCAGCTAACGCGCTGGACACGATTAGCGAAACCGGATGGGTTAGTGTGGCGGCCAGCAGCCTTACAACGGTTAACGGACCGGCTGGCGCTGGCGCTGGGGTATGCATCACGCAGATTCACAACGCTGCGGCGTTCTCCCAATGGTATGTAAGCATTGGTGTGGATAATGCGGTGTATTTCAGACGCAGAGTTAGCGGCGTATTTTCGTCGTGGGCCAAGCTGGCGACAGAAGATTTTGCAAAAAACGCATCGAATATGACGACCGGCGACATACCGGACGCCGTTCTTAATCCCGGACTGAAAACTGCCGGTCTCTTGTCTGCTGAATTGTTGTTTAGCGGATATGCGCGACTAAACACGGTGCCCACTGGCAACTACTCTAAAGCGCAAAACGGCGATAACCTTGTTTTGACAGCAACGGGAACTGACCCGCAATTTGCATTTGGGCTAAACGCGCCGGGTAATCGCGCACGATATCTGGCGTTCAGGATAAAGCGCACAGCGGGCAGCTTCGAAAATACCGTTTTTTATTCGACACCAAGCCACAACTTCAGCAACAGTTTTAGAAAACTCTGGACCCGTGAAGTTTCCGGTGAGTGGACAACCGTTGTTCTGGATATGTGGGATTTGACCACGGGCGGGACCGACTGGAAGAACTCTACGATCAACAACGTCCGCGTTGATTTCACGGAAGCGGCCGGTGGTGTCATCGAAGTGGCATGGATTGGCGTTTTCCGCGACAGCCCGGCAACATACCCGCAAGACACGATAACAGACACCAGAACCGGCGCGCCTATGATTGTCGGCGCGTTCGGGTTGGGCGGCTCTGGGATTCAGCTAACAGGCAGTGACGATCTCAACTCGTTGCCTGCTGTGACCGCTTTTTATAAGTGGAATACCAGCGGCGGCCCAGCCAATAGACCTGTGGGTGAAGCCGCGTCTATGATCAATCAACATTTTGCAGCGGATGCGGCAGCTCAAACAGTCTTTTCAATTTCAAACGCCTTCATCTGGCACCGAAAGAAAGTCGCAAACGTATGGACGGAATGGACCCGCATTGACGGCGACGTGTCCGGTCCTGCGGTCGCTATCGATAACGCTCCGGTCGGGTTCAGCGGCACGTCTGGGAAAAGCATCAAGCAGCTAACCGGTCCCGTCGCGGCGCTTCATGCTGTAACCGGTGCCGCGAACAAGCTGGCGTACTTCACGGGCGCGGCAGCTATGGCGACTACCGACCTTACCGCCTTCGCCCGCACTGTTCTGGATGATACCACTGGCGCGGCGATGTTTGCCACTATGGGCGCGACATTTTCAGGAAACGCCACAGCCGGTTCGGCAAAGTTACCAAGTGGACTTGAGTTAAAATGGGGAACTTCTGTCAATTCCCTATCTGATTTCCGCCAGCTATTCCCTATCGCTTTCGCCAACGACTGCTTTGTCGCCCTCCCTGTCAATACGTTTGATTATGGCGGGGCGACAGACAGGTTCATTGGGGCAAGCACATCAAACGTCGATAAAAATGGTTTCGACATCAGGGCGAGAAATATCACCAACGGTGGCGGTGTTGCAGGCCAAGGAAACGCGCCAGTTCGTTGGCTGGCAGTAGGGTGGTAAAAATGGTTTTCGCAAAATTTGATGACGCGGGCTTCCCTATCGGTTTCTACACCGAAGAAATTCACGGCAATACGATCCCGGCAGGATCGATTGAAATCTCTGAGGCGCAGTGGAAAGACTTTCTGGATAACGCTGGACTCCGAAGATGGGAAAATGGCGGTATCGTTGAAATCGACCCGCCTGCGCCGCCAGAGACTTCCCCCACCATCACCGACTACGAGAACGCCATCCAGAACCTTGTCGATGAGACTGCCCGCGAGAAGCAGTTTCGCGATGGCGTAACGCTGGCATCCTACATCGGGTCAACAATCCCGAAATGGGCGGCAGAGGCTCAGGCCTTCGTCGCATGGCGCGATAACGTCTGGTCATACGCTTACGGGGAGCTGGTCAAGGTTCAGGCAGGCCAGCGCGAACAGCCAACCGTCGAGCAGTTCCTTATGGAAATCGCTCCCATCGCTTGGCCGGTAGCGTAACTCGGCACCCATAACCCACCAAATAAAAGAGGCCAGTCGCTCCTCGTAAGCGCCGAGGCCTCAATACCGCAGCCTGTTTCAGGGGACGTGCGGCACTTCTCCCATATCTGCAAGTATCGGCTGTATCAATAGTAGCAAAAGACCCGCGCAGCGGGGGGATGCGTGCGCGGGTCTTTAGGCCATGGAGGTGGGACATGGCGACGGCTTTAACGCCATGGCCGCCTTAATGTTCCCAGCGCTCCCTTAAAAAGGAAAATCAATGCCAATCACCAAAATCTCCACACAGGGGAGGGCTTTCGTGCGCCTGCATGAGGGCAATCCACTTACCGCCTACCTTGATCCTGTCGGTGTTCCGACGATCGGAACCGGCTTTACGATGCGCAGCGATTCCGTGCGCAGCGAGCTTGCCAAGATCGGCATCACGAAAATCGTGCCAGGGAAGACCAAGATCACCGCTAGGCAAAGCGATGCCATACTCGATGCCGTGCTTGCCGCCGAGTACGTGCCCGCTGTCGTTGCTGGCTCTCCGTCCGACCGCAAGCAGCACGAACTCGACGCGGCCACTTCTGTCACCTTTAATCTCGGCGTCGGCGCCATGAACTGGACGTGGGCCGACTACTGGCGGAGAGGCCAGATCAAGAAGGCCGCCGCTCATCTTGCCGCCAACTACAACACCGCGAAAGGCAAGAAGCTGCCGGGCCTCGTGCGCCGACGCAAGGAGGAGGCCCTGCTGTTCGAGAAGGGCGTCTACACCGGCGTAGCGAGCGCGACGAAGGAGGCTACCGCTGAGCCGCCTGCCCAGCCTGATCCTGTCGTGAAGGAAGCGCAGGAGCTGCTGACGGCGGCTGGTCTCAATCCAGGTGCAATCGACGGCTGGATGGGCGAGAAGACCAAGGCCGCGGTGATTGCCTACCAGAAGGCCCACCCACACCTTATCGCCGATGGCATCATCGGTCCCGCCACGCTTGCACAGCTTCGGCGCGACGCATCGGCAGCAAGGGACGCCGTCACGAAGGGTGTTGGCTCAGCTGCAAGCTCAGGCTTGCTAGCCTTTGTCGCCGGCCTTCCTTGGGGGTGGATCGTCGCCGGCGTCGCTGTCGCTGCAGTTGCCTATGTCGCCTATCGCAATCGAGATGTCATCGCTCGCCGCTGGAATAGCTGGCGAGGCAAGGAGGTGGTGGTTTGATCCTCTTGTGGACAAAACTCAAAGGCTACCTAGCCGCAATCGGTACGGCGATCGCGATCCTCGCGGGCGTCTTTTTTTATGGCCAGAGGGCAGGGCGCTCCGCGGCGAAAGACGAACAGGCCGCAGCGAATGCCAAGGCCATCAAGAAGGCCGGGGATGTCGAAAATGAAATCAGGAATTTGGATGACGCTGGCGTTGATGACGCTCTTGGCAAGTGGATGCGCGACAAGCGGTAGCTACTGCGATATCGCGCGCCCTGTGCGTCCTTCTATCGATGACCAGATGACGCCGGAAACGAAGCGGCAAATCTTGGCTGAGAATGAGAAGCTGATGAAGCTGTGCGGGGTGAAACCGTGACCGGCGCCGAGATCATGGCGGTTGCGGGTTTCTTCGTGATGCTCTTCGGTTTCTTCTTCGGCCTGTGGAAGTACGTCGACGCGAAGATTGGCGCGGCAAAGACAGAGGCTTCTGCGGCTACGTCGGCGGCCTCAGCGATGGCTTCGCTGGCGAGGGAAGAGCTTGCCCAGCACAAAACCCACGTTGCCGAAACATACGCCACCAAGGCTGGTATGCACGAGCAGACGACACAGTTGCTGCGCGCTATCGAGGGTGTGGGCAACCGCATTGAGAGCATAAACGAACGGCTCGACAGGGCATTCGAAAACCAACCGCGCCCTCGTAGCAGGGCTTCTTGATTTAACCCGCTTACCGAAAGGTAGGCGGGTCTTTTTTTTGCTTTTCGCGATGACAGAATAAAAGACCTGCCCACCACTGGAGGTAGCGAGCAGGTCCATGAAAAGCCCCTCCCACAGGAGCCGACTCATCACAACACAACCTTTTCGCGATGACAAGACAATGGCTTGGAGTTTTTTGGCTGAATCCCGCCTCCTCGACCCAGGGCCGGGCCGAGGAGGGTGACTGGGATCAACTGGCGAAAGCCTTGCGGCTGTGGATCTTCGCCAGAACATCGAGAAGATATTACAATGTTTCAGCGCATCTGTCTTCTGGATTTTACACAAAGAAAAAACCCCGGCAGAAATGCCGGGGTTTCCATCACTGACAATGTCAGATCAGATTAGAACGAACGCTGAAGGCGGAAGAAGCCCTTAACCTGATCGTCGCCGTTGTCTTCATCGAAGTAGTTAACAGCAACCTTCGTGGAGAGGCCCTGCGTGATCTTGTAGTCGACCGTCAGGCCAACCTGCCAAGCGTCATCGTTGGTCCAGTCATTACCAACCAGACCGTAATTGCCGAAGTACTGGCCGCCGGGGGTGATGGTCAGCTTGTCGGTTGCCTTGATGGCGTATTCAGCAGCAACTGCCCATTCAGATTCGGCATAGTAAGCGTTCGCGCCGGAAGCCCATACGCCAGCCAGGCCAAGTGTGCCAGGACCAACGTCGGCCGTTGCGATCAGGCGAACAGAGCCTTCTTCACGGTCAGTGTCGTAGCCGCCGATGAGCTGGAAAGAAGCCGCACCGAGCTTGGCGCCAACGCCAGCAGCGATACCAACGTTGTTGTCTTTGTCTTCGTAGCCGAGGGTGATGCCTTCGAGTTCGTCAACCGAAACGCCTGCCCAGAAGGAACCAGCGTCGTAGGTGTAACGGATCGAGTTGAACAGAGCGTTCGTGGAGAGAACGTCAGATTCGCCAGAGAGGCCATCATCCCACCAGCTGTAGAACTTACCGACCTTCAGGCCGCCGAGTTCGATGAATGCCTGGTCAACGAAGACGCCAGAACGAGTGGAAGAGCCGTTGTCAGCGTTGCCGCGGAAGCCGATGAAGCCACGCAGAGCGCCGAACTCGGTGTCAGTGCGGGTGTCAACTTCGAACTGAGCGCGCGTAAAAGCGTCCCAGTCAGAGTAGCCGCCTTTGGCGGTGCCGATAGAATCGCCGTTACCGCGGTTTACATCAACCTGGAAACGGACGTAACCGCCGAACTTCAGGCAGGTTTCGGTGCCGGGGATGTAGAAGAAGCCGGTGCCGAAAGCGTCGCAAACGCGAACGTATTCCAGGGGCTCGGGCTCAGCAGCGACGATAGCGTCAGCGGCCTGTGCGCCGGATACTGCTGCGAGAGCGGCAGCGGAGCCGATAAGAAGGCTCTTGATGTTCATGATTGACCTCCAGTCAAAGTTTTTATCCACCACGCAAAAGTCCAGAAACTGGTTGTCCCCGCCTCATTGGCCCTGCGCTGATTCACAAAAGACAGAAAGTCGCAGCAAACTGCAATCCGGATTCGCTGTTTTATTGTGACCGGACGGACATGAAGCGCAGAAGGTGTGTCCTATATGTAACAGAACAGGGTCACTCCTGTTAATAACGTTAAGATCTTATTAGGAAATTCAAGTGGTTGCGGCGCAGCCTGAGAGTGAAGTTTGCCTATGTAGAGTTGCCCTCTTGACAAATTTGTAAAAACAGTATAGCTTGATTGTCGGCCTCACCAGCCGCTCGGCAACCAACCGAGACCACCACATTGGCGCACGGTCGCCAGAAAGAGGGGATAATCATGCTCAGACGATTCCTGCGTGCCGCGTCGCGGCGTACGCCAACAGCATTCCTCGTTGCTTTATTCCTCGTCATCGCCGCGACCTCTGCGGCCGCCTATGCGCTACTTCCTCCGCCAACGTCTGCCGCAACCGAAACGGCAACCGTTAAAATCCAGCTTGAAAACGGCCACGGTTCCGGCGTCCACATCGGCGACGGTTTTATCGTCACTGCGGCGCACGTCGTCGGCGATGCGAAGGAAGTTCAGTTGAAAGCGAAGGGCGGCGCTCTTCGCAAGGCGGACGTCCTTTGGGTCAATAAGACCAACGACATCGCACTGCTGCGCACGTCGTCGGACGGTCTCGGTATCGCAAAATTGGCCTGCCGCGCTGTGAAGGCGGGCGATCCTATCGTTGCTTACGGCAATCCCCTGAAAATCGAATTCGTTGCTGCCTACGGCAAGATCGCCGGCGATCCCCGCGAAACAGGTCCGTGGAAGTCCGTCTATGTGACAGACATCACGACTGTGATGGGGCAATCAGGTGGGCCGGTGTATTCCGATGGCGGCGACCTCATCGGCATTACCGTCGGCGTTATGGCCGCTCCCGTTGGCTTCTCTGGTTCTCTCGTTGGCTATGGCTTTGTTGTCCCGTCGACTGCGGTTTGTGAGTTGTTGGGGCGGGCGGGGTGATGTGGTTCGTATGGGACAACAAGGGCTGGGCGCTCCTACTCGCGGCGATTATCCTTGCCGGTATTGGAGGGGCCATACATTTTGGTCTGGGCATCGGATTCATGATGTCTGCGACGGGCTTTCTTTTCGCCGCTTTTGTCTCCGCAATAGCTTCTAATTGTTAAATTCAAGGCCGCCCACCAAGCGGCCTTCATCACCACATCGAGGAGACTGATAGATGGAATTCTCACTCATATTCGCTGCGTGGGTCGCTATAGGCGCCTTCGGCCAATACCTGCTGTACTTGCTTATGTGGAAGGACTTCAAGGGTCGGAGGATGTCAGTTACCGTTGCCGACATCCTGTTCTTCGCCTTCATTTCGGTTGTGTCGGGACCACTCAACATCGTTGCTGCGATTTTCGTCGTTATCTTTCGTGGAATTAGGTCGGCGTTCCGCGCATCAGGAATTCGCCTCAATGCCGTCCTTATCAAAGGTGAAGAATGAGCCTACCCATAGAAGAACTACGCCGAAGAGCCGAAGCCTACAAAAAGCACGGCACATTGAAAGCTGCTGCCGTCGCACTCGGCATCAAGAAGTCTGCGCTCTCTGAAAGCCTACGCCGAGCCGCTGAGGCTGGCCTTCTTGGCACCGAACCTGTCCTGCCTGGCTTCCGCATCAGCCGCATCAGCAACACGCCAAGCGGCACATTCATTCAGCAGTCGCCGGAGCGGGGCGAGCGCTTCTCAGTGCCGACCGGTCACGTTGTCAAAGGCGTGTCCGCCCTCGTCGATGCTGAGGGGCGCGTTATCCAGCAGTGGCAGAAGACGGCGTTGGAGCAATCGCCGGTCGATATCGCCGCCGTCCTCAAAGAAGCATTCCGTGATGTTCAGCCCGCCGAACCTATAGCCGCGCCGACGCACGTCTATGACGATCTGCTGACGCTGACGCCTCTTGCGGACTGGCATATCGGTCTTTTCTCATGGCATCGCGAGACTGATACGAATTGGGATCTGAAAATTGCGGAGAGCGTCATCGGCTCTGCGATTGAAGACTTAATCGCGCGCTCACTCCCGTCAGCTAATGCGATTGTGCTGGGTGGTGGTGATCTGCTCCATTCGGACAATAACGAGAACAAGACGGCGCGATCTGGAAACGTCCTGCAGGTCGACGGGCGCTATCAGAAGGTGTTGATGACGGCATGCCGCCTTGTTGTGCGCGCGATCGACGCCAGCCTTAAACGGCACGGTCACGTCACTGTCCGCATCTTGCCCGGCAACCATGATGAGCACGCCTCGGTAGCGGTCGCGTACTTTCTCCTTGCCTGGTATCGCAATGAGCCGAGAGTGACAGTTGATGTAGATCCGTCGCTGTTCTTCTGGTTCCGTTTCGGCAAGGTGATGATTGGCGCTACGCATGGCCACACAGTCAAACTCAAGGACATGGCCAGCATCATGGCGCACCGTCGTGCGGAAGACTGGGGAGCAACTCGTCACCGCTTTGTCCATGGCTTCCACATCCACCACTCGAGCAAGTTTGCGTCCGAGGGCGGCGGGGTGATTTCGGAATCGCACCAGACGCCGACGCCGCAGGATGCGTGGCACTTTGGTTCGGGCTTCCTGTCTGGCAGGTCCATGCAGTCGATCAGCTACCACAAGGAGTACGGCGAAGTTTCGCGTGTTCGCGTGGCGATGATGGATGCGGCCAACGACAATGAGGCGGTTAGGGCAGTGGCGTGACGCCCTAGCGAACATACCAGTATCCTCCAGCGCCAAGCGCGATGAACGGTGCAAGCCTGTAGGTTACGGCGATGATCGTAAGCAGCAACATTCCGAGAATGTTGTTTGCTTCACCTTCGGTTTTACCGTGCCTGAACTTAAGGAAGGTTTTCATACTGTGGCTCCGGATTAGAATCGTGTCTGGCACCACACCACTATAGGGGGACGGGTTTTTGAGAAGGTCAAGCGACTTTCGTCTCTTATCCAGATACCACGCCAGCTACCAACTGGCGGTCAACCACCACACCACTGAGGAGAAGAAAATGGCAAAATACGACCAAGGCGGAGGCTGTGCATGCGGCCTGCAAAGAGAATGTGACTGTACGCCTACCGCAGTTGCGCCAGCCAACGACAACAAGCCTCATAACCACGCCGCAGCCATCAACCTGTTCGCAGCCGACTGCCACGCAGCAAGCCGCAGAGCAGGCTGGTACACAGACCTCGCCACAGGCAAGGCGCTGGACCGCAACGTACCCGAAATGCTTTGCCTGATCCACAGCGAGATCAGTGAAGCGATGGAAGGCTACCGCAAGTCCAAACCCGGCAAAGTGCTGATGGACGACAAGCTGCCGCACCGACCTATGGCTGAGGTTGAGCTTGCCGACGCGATGATCCGCATCGGTGATTTGGCGTCCTTCCTTGGTTACGACCTTGGCGGCGCCATCGTCGAGAAGATGGCATTCAATGCCAACCGTCCTGACCACAAAATTGAGAACAGGCTTAAGGCTGGTGGGAAGGCGTTTTGATGGCCCAGATCATTAAGCCCATCCCTACGAAACCAGAGTTGCTGGCATTGCTTGCGAAAGCCAAGGATCACGTCATGACGGCAGAAGAGAAGTCCGAACAGCGGATATCTTGGGTCAGAGGGGAGCTGATGATGCAGTTTCCCGAGATGACGCTCGAAGAGGCGGATCGCCGCGTAAGGGAGGCCGCGTGATGTTGATGCGAAGAGAACAAGTTGTCCCGACAGAACTCGCCATCACCACCTTCGACCCGCTCGACAAGTACGTGGCCGCCAATGACAACGTGCCCGTCGGCAATGTGATGAACAGCCCGCTGAATGGCGGCCTTATCGGAACGGCTGTGCCGCATGGGTATACCACCGATACCGCCGGCAACATCCGTCCTCTGTCCTCGGACAACGGCCAATACATCGGCCTGACGCGACAGCCCCAGGTGGGCGAGGTGTGCATAAACAACGGTGAGCTCTGCGTTTTCGACGGCATCGACTTCGCGCCAGCCGAACCACCCCGCACCGGCGACTTCATGCAAGTTTTCTCCGGTCGCAAGTACTGGCCGATGGACCCGCGCCCGCATGAAGTCCACATCGAGGATATTGCGCACTCCCTCGCCATGCAGGCGCGCTATGCAGGTCACTGCATCAAGTTCCTGTCGGTCGCAGAACACTCCGTCCTCATCGCCCGTCACCTTGCAGCCAAGCACGCGCCGGAGGTGGCTTTGGCTGGCCTTCTGCACGATGCCCCTGAAGCATACTGCGTGGACATTCCGCGCCCGCTCAAGCCGTACCTGACGAACTACAAGGAGATTGAGCAAAAGAACTGGCTGGCTATTGCGGCACGGTTCCAATTGGACCGGGAGCTGCCTGACGAAGTGCACGACGCCGACAACCGCATCATTGCCGACGAGCTTGTCAATCTGGTGCCTATGCCTTGGCATGCGCGGCACAATAACCCGCTCGGCGTGAAACTGCGGTACTGGTCGCCTGAGAAGGCGGAGCAAGAGTTCATGGCGACGTTTGATGCGTTGATTGCTGGGAGGGCGGCATGATGCGCGCGTATACGGTGAATGAAGTGGATGAACTTCGCCGAGCGGTAAGAAACCTGAATTTGTGGGGAAGTTATCGCGGGCCTTCTGGAGATTGCACATCCAGCATCAGTTACAATGAAGCGGAAATGACGAAGAACGTCGAGGAGATTGTAAGAACCCATATGTTCGCTGGCCACACCGCATCAGACCTTATTCTGAGTGAGTCACTATGACCATCCGCCCCGGCGACGAAGTGTTCTGCGTGGATGATTCCACCCTTCCAGAGCAATACCTCGGCATTCGTGCCGGGGAGACCTACACAGCAACGTGGGTGGGCATGTGCCGCACGTATCTTGGTGGCGACTACGCCGGCATCAGGCTGGCAGGCGTCAACCGTGGTGTCTGCCCGCAATTCGGTGAATCGGATCCACCATTTGCAGCGCGGCGGTTCAGGCCGGTTGTGAAGCCGACGGTGAAGGAAGAGAAGAAGGTTGAGGAGACGGTATGAGCGAGAACTGGAAAGACTGGAACGGCGGCAAGTTTCTGCCCGTGCCCGAGAACGCCGTTGGCGACGTGCGGCTTCGCAGCGGAAAGGTGATGAAAGGTGTTGTCGCGAAGGAAGTTATGTGGGGCAGACCGAAGTGCCCAGTGGCGGCGAACGACAACTACCGCAACGGCGGGGAGATAGTCGCATATAGCTTTGGAGGTGAGGCTGCGTGAGCGAGATGATTGAAAGGGTGGCGCGGGCGATAGCGCAGAACCCTCCTTATGAGCGAACCGAGTACCGCGATAGTGGTCCCGTTATCGTGCGAGATTTTGAGAGCACTGCCCGTGCCGCCATTGAAGCGATGCGCAAGCCGACAGTCGAGATGATTGCAGTAGGATCTTGGGCGTCACACGGCGGTGGAGAGGTTGGATCGTTCGGCGCAAGAAACGCATACGATTGCATGATCGACGCAGCACTGAAGGACACGCCATGACCATCACATCCAAAGACGCCGGATGCCTCACAGCCGTACCGGCGAATGATAACGTTCCTGCAGAACTGCTTGCGCTCGGCGCTGCGATCGGGAAGGCCGACCCTGACTGGAAAGAGCTTGGGCGCCAAGCAATTTCTCGTTTCCCAAAGGTTCACGCCTACCTGGCCGCGAACGAAGCCACATCCATCCTGCCACCCGTCATTGCGCTCACCGGCCTAGCTGGCAGCGGCAAGTCCACGGCTAGCAAGTACCTGGTCGAGAAGCACGGCTACCAGCTGGTGAAGTTCGCAGGCCCGTTGAAAGACATGCTGCGGGCGATAGGTCTGAGCGAAGCGCAGATTGAAGGGGAGCTAAAGGAGACGCCGTGCGAATGGCTGCAAGGCAAAACGCCGCGTCACGCCATGCAGACGCTCGGCACAGAGTGGGGCCGCAAGTGCATGGGTAAGGACTTCTGGACAAACCTATGGCGCTCGCGCGTGGACAGCGTGCTTGCGTTTGATGGCCGTGTCGTCGTTGATGACTGCCGATTCCCGAATGAGGCCGAAGCAGTTCGGAAGCTCGGCGGTGTGGTCTGGCGGCTTGTCTGCCGCGGTGGTATTGCCGGCAGCCATGAGAGCGAGGCTGGTTGTGGCGCTGCTGACGTCGAGATTCACAACATTGGTGATATCGTCGATTTGCATCGCCAGCTTGATGCTTTCCTGCATTGGCATTCGGAGGATGCGGCGTGA